CGGGGGACGTGCATGGTGAGCCGATCGCCCTCGACGCCGAGTTGCTCACTGCTCTAGTCCGAGCGTACGAAGTCGACCAGGAGACGGGCCGGCGGCTGATCCGCCGGTACATCCTGTCCCGGTCGAAGGGGCGTGCGAAGTCCGAGTGGGCGGGGATGGTCGTCTGTGCCGAATTCTTGGGTCCTGTCCGGTTCGACCATTGGGCGGTCAAAGGCGAAACGTCGTGGTGGGGTTACGAGTACGAGGTGGGTGAGCCGGTCGGGGTCCCGGTCACGTATCCGTTCATTCGGTGTCTCGCCACCGAAGAGTTCCAGTCGGGCAACACCTACGACAACGTCCGGTTCATGCTCGAGCACGGTGTCGACGCCGGGTATTTCCCAGGTGTCGATGTCGGTTTGACTCGGGTCTACAAGTCCGACGGTGGGGAGATCCGACCGTCCACAGCGTCGAATGCGTCGAAGGACGGCGGCAAGGAATCGTTTGCGGTCTTCGATGAGACCCACCTGTACGTCCTGCCCGAGTTGCGGGCGATGCACGCCACGGTTCGCAGGAACCTTCGGAAGCGGAAGATCGCGGAGCCATGGTCGTTGGAGACGACGACCATGTACGAGGTGGGGGCCTTGTCGGTGGCCGAGTCCACATTCGATGCGGTCGAGTCGGGGAAGATGCCCGCCGACGTCTTCTTCGACCACCACTCCGGTCCGGATCCGGAATCCTTCGACTGGGACGACGACGACCAGCTGCGGGCCGCGCTCATCGAAGCGTACGGTCCGGCGGCCGACTGGATGGATCTCGACGGGATGGTCTCTGAGATCCGTGACCCGGAAACGGAACGGGTCGACGCGGTCCGCTACTTCCTGAACCGTGCCGAGGCCGCCGACCTGGACATCTGCGCGGCAGTCACATGGGATCGGCTCGCAATCGACGCCACATTGAAACCCCGAGACCAGATATGCGTCGGATTCGACGGGTCCGACTCTGAGGACGGGGACGGGACCGGGCTCGTCATTGTCCGTGCGTCCGACGGGCTGACCGTCGTGGGTGGACTGTGGGAGCGGTCGTCGCGGAATTGGACCCTGCCCCGGCAGGCGGTCCGGGAGCGCGTCACCGAAATCTTCGAAACGTACCGGGTGGTCCGCATGTACGCCGACCCGGCCTACTGGCAGACCGACATCGACGAATGGGCCGGACAGTACGGGGAGAAGAAGGTAGCGCGGCTCCCCCAATCCGACATTCGCATCGCCGAAGCCGCCGACCGGTTCGTCACGCTGATCCGGGCGTCGGTTCAGGCGGCAGACGGGAAGCGGGATGCGGACTTCGCCGAGATGATCTGCCATGACGGGGACTCGGATTTGCGGCGGCATGTGCTGAACGGGAAGCGGGAGCGGATCGGCGGACGCGCCGGCAAGGACGGGGGGTGGCGACCGGTGAAGAAGAAGACCACCCGCAAGATCGACCTGCTGTCGGCTGCCATGTTCGCCCATAAAGCGCGTGGTGATGCGATCGCCGCCGGTGAGATCAAGGCGGGCAAGAAGCGATACATGGCGTACCTGTGATGCCCCGCTGGATCAGCCGAATCGTCTGGAGCCTCCGCGGCCGCCGCCTCGTACGCCTGCATCTCACCGGGACTGACCCGACGATCGAAGGCATTCTCGTCGGACGTTGGGGAGGTCACTACGTGCTGCTGAAACCGAAAGTCATGCAGGAGAAGGACCGGACTTACACCCTCGAGGGCTATGTGGAGGTGCCCGCCGATCGGGTGGTGTTCGTGCAGGTGATCGGCCGATGAGACTTCTCACCGTCCGCGGCGACGAACACGTGATCTCCAACGTGTTCACTGAGTCATCGCGGGTGCCTTCTTGGACGGAAGCCTCCGGGTTCGACACATGGTCGGGAGTGTCGGTGAACCGCACGTCGTTGGGCGGGTTGCCCGCTGCTGTCTCGGCGATCCGTCTCATCGCTGAGACGATCGGGATGGTCCCGCTGCTCGTCTACGACGGCGATCCGTTGGAGCGGGAACGTGCCCGCAAGTCATGGCAGTGGGAACTGTTGCATGATCAGCCGAATCCTGAGCAGTCCCCTTTCGACTTCAAACAGGACATCGGCACGTCGATCGAAACGTCCGGCGACGCCTTCGTCTGGAAGATGAAAGTCCGGGCGGGGAGGGTCGAAGCGATCTACGTGCTCGACCCGTCGATGGTCGCGGTGAAGCGGAACAAGGCGAACCGGAAAGTGTTCGAGGTGACTATCGACGGGAACACCCGCACCTACGGTCCGCAGTCGATCCTTCACATTCGGGGGTGGACGATCAACCCGGGAGCGGATCGGGGGGTGTCACCGATCGCCTACCACCGGCACTCCCTCGGTGCTGCGTTGGGGTTGGCAGAGTTCGGTGGCCGCTTCTGGCAGAATAATGCCGCCCCTGGCGGGGTGGTCGAGATCGAAGACGACTACGACGCCGAAGCTGAACAGGCACTTCGGCGCACCTGGGATGAGCAGCACGCCGGGTTGGCGAACGCCCACCGTCCCGCCCTGATGTTCAACGGGGCCAAGTGGAAGCCGATCGGCATCTCTCTCGAGGACGCCCAATTCATCGCATCCCGGAACTATTCGACGGAGGAGATATGCCGGATCTTCCGGATCTCATCTCCGACGATGCTCGGTTCGGTCGGTGGCGGTCTCGTCAACCAATCCGCCACTGAGGACTTTGAGCGGTTCCTGAAAGTGGATCTGGCGCCGCGTCTGGTTCGGATCGAGCAGGCGTTCCGTGCGGACCGTGACCTGTTCGGCGGTTCGGATGACATGTTCCCCGAGTTCCTGGCTGACGCGGTGATGCGCCCGGACGTGAAAACCCGCTATGAGGCGTACCGGTTGGCCCGTCAGGGCGGGTGGCTGGCACCGAACGAGATCCGGGATCGGGAGAACCTGCCACCGAAGGACGGCGGCGACGATATCCAGATCACCCCGGTCGGAGGCGCACCCAACGCAGGCAGTGCCGGATCTTCTGGTGAAGCCGCCGAATCCGAAGCCGATTAGGGCGCATAGTCGCCACTGCCTGCCCGCTGTCTCCCCGCTTCCTCGTCACTGACTCGCCGCTCCCTCGTAAGGAGATCACCCATGGCTGAACCCATCCAGAACTTCGCGCTCGGACCGCCCCAATCGTTCGAGAAGCTGATGAAAGAGCGACTCCAAAACCGGGTTGCGCCAGCCGGACTGGTCGTCACCAACAAGGACGGCCCGCAGGCGACCATCCGCATCTACGACGAAATCGGATGGTTCGGCATCACCGCCGAAGAGTTCGCTCGCGAGCTGGAAGAGGTCACCGCCGACGAAATCGAAGTGCAGATCTCCTCACTCGGTGGGGACGTGTTCGACGGGATCGCCATCTATAACGCCCTCCGGGCGCATCCGGCGACGATCACCACCCGTGTCGATTCGATGGCCGCCTCCATCGCCTCAGTCATAGCGCAGGCCGGAGACCATCGGATCATGCTCACCGGCAGCCAGATGATGATCCACGAAGCGGCCGGACTGGCAATCGGCAACGCAGCGATCATGCGGGAGCTTGCCGACATCCTCGACAAGCAGACGGGGATCATCGCCAACATCTACGCCGAACGAGCCGACGGGGACCGGGACCTGTTCCTCGATCAGATGGCCGCCGAAACATGGTTCGACCATGACGAGGCCGTCGAGGCGGGACTCGCCGACGAAGTGGTGAAGCCGGTGAAGCAGCCGACGGCACGTTCCAACGGTTCCCTCACTCAGCACATCGCCGCCGCCGTGAAGGTGGCCGAAGACGTTTCTGATCGGGTCGCAGAGGTCGTAACCCTGCGCACTGATCAAGGCAAGAGCACCGACGACTCCTGGCAGACCAGGGAAGAAGTTGACCGGCTCGCAGCCTCCCTCAACCGGCTCGTCGCGGCACTGACGCCCGACGAGACCGAAGCATCCGAAGGACACGGAGTTCCGGAGGACGACGCCCAGATCCGACTCGCAGCATTGCGGGAACGGGTCCAAGCCCGGCAGGAAGTCCTCGCGGTGACTGCCGATCGTCTGAAAGGACTCGCATGAAACTCCCAACTATTGAAGAGCTGACCGATCAGCTTGAAGTCGCCCGCCAGAAGATGGAGGCGTCCAACGCGGCTATCACCAACGTTGGCCCGGACGCCGACCCGGACACGGTCGCTGACATCGAAGCGAAGTTCGACGAGGAGGAAGAGAACGTCGAACGGTTGAAGAGCGCCATCGACCGTCATGTGCGGATGGACAAAGCCTACAAGGATGTTCCCCGCGTTAAGGACGGCGAGACGTCGACGGGTCGGATCACGAGTGTGACCGAGCCGCTCACCTACCGGCCCGAAGCCGAAGGTGGCAAGGCGTCGTTCTTCCAGGACGTGTGGGCCGCGAAGTCCGGGAATCCGACGGCGCAGGCCCGCCTGGCACGCCATCAGAAGGAGATGGCGATTCGCAACGACATGACCACCAGCGCCACCGACGGTGGCGAGTTTGTGCCGCCCCAGCACATCCAGGAGAAGTGGGCCGAACTGGCCCGCGCCGGACGGGTGTACGCCAACGTGATCGGCTCGTTGCCCATCCCCACGACGGGTATGAGCTTCACCGTGCCCAGGGTCACATCGGGGGTCACAACCGCCGTCCACACGGAAAACAACAACGTGTCGGAGACGGATGCTGTCACCGACGAGATCACGCTGACTGTGCGGACCATCGCCGGTCAGGTCGACCTGTCACGGCAGTCGTTCGAACGGTCCGACCCGGGCCTCGACCTGGTGCTCGGCCGTGACCTGGCCCGCTCGTATGCGGTGACCCTCGACGCTCACCTGCTCAACCATGCCAACGACGGCGTGTTGAATAACGGGGACACGAACGGTGTCACCTACACCGACGCCTCGCCGACGGTCGGTGAGCTGTATCCGAAGATCGCCGACGCGGTGCAGCAGGTCCACACGGGTGTGTTCATGTCACCGGATGCGATCTTCATGCATCCCCGCCGGTGGGCGACGTTTATCGGCGCGGTCGACACGACCGGCCGTCCGCTCGTCAACCCGGTCGCCCCGCAGAATCCGATCGCAGGGTTCGGCGGTGTCGTCTCGGAGGGTGCGGTCGGATCGGTCCAAGGGCTGCCCGTGTTCGTCGACGCCAACATTCCCACCACTGGTGGGGCAGGCACCGACGAGGACGCGATCATCGCCACCTGGCTCGGAGCCCACATCTTCTACGAGTCCGTCACCCCCAGGGTGCGGGTCTTCGAAGAAGTCGGATCCGGCACGTTGACGGTCCGCATCCAGGTGTACGGGTACATCGCGTACAGCTCGAAGCGGTACGACGCCGGCACCTCGATCATCACCGGGACGGGTCTCGTCGCCCCGAGCTTCTGATGACCAACGGGAGGGGGGAGACGGCTCCCCCCTCCCATCACCATGATCGCCTTCTCCCCGATCCGACAACATCCCGCCGTCCTCGACCTGTTCCTCGGGACACTGGCCGTCCAGAACGTTGGGGTCTGGTGCTACGACGACAACGACAGCCCCGAATCGTCCGAAATCCTCCAGACAGCGGACGTGCGGATCCTCCACCCGATCGACCTTGAACCGGCCGACTACACGCGGGGCGAAGACACTCACCATTGGCAGCAGGCGACCATCCGCCGGGTCGCCGCCATCAAAAACCATGCCATCGACCTGTTCCTCGAAACCGACCATGAGCGGCTGTTCCTCATCGACTCGGACGTGCTCCTCCCCCCCGGCGCGATAGCCCACCTCGCAGAAGCGGACCTGCCGGTCATCGCTGGGATCTACTGGACCCGATGGCATCCACACCAGCGGCCATCACCGAACATCTTCCCCCCCGACGAGACGACCCTCCGCAACCTGCGGAAACCGGGGCACTGGCCCGTGGCGGGGCTCGGCGCCTGCACCCTCATCCATCGAGATGTGTTCGAGAAGGCGCGGTTCACCGAACAACGACACCTTGTAAACCGGGGAGAGGACTACTGGTTCTGCTGGCTCTGCCATCAGGTGGCCATTCCGCTCGTCGCCTGCACCCATCTCGACATCTTCCATGTGTACCGGGACTCGGACCTTCCCATCGCCACCGAATGGACACGAGAGCGGAAATGACTGCGACATGGTGGGAACAGCATTACGCCGCCGGTGGCATTTCCGGGCCCGGCTCCCGAGGTGTCCAAGCCGACTGGAAAGCTGAGATCGTCAACGGGCTGATCGACGAACACCACATTGGGACGGTCGTCGAGTTCGGCTGCGGCGACAGCCATCAGGTGAGCCTCGGGAACTACCCCCACTATCTGGGTCTCGACCCGTCACCCACCGCGATCGGATGGTGCCGGACCCGATTCGCTGACGACCCGACCAGACGCTTCCTACTTCTCGACGAATGGGGAGGAGGACATCATGACATGGCTCTGTCACTCGACGTCGTCTACCACCTGCTCACAGACGACACCTACCAGGCTCATATGACGGCACTATTCACCACCGCCCAACGGTTGGTCGTCATCTTCTCCACCAACCATGACAGCGAACCCGTCGCCACCATCCGCCACCGCCGCTTCACCGACTGGACAGACCGACACGCCACCGACTGGAAACGGCGTCACATCCCCAACCCGCACGGACCCGCCGATTTCCACATCTACACACGATGAGGATCATCGGACTGCTCAACTGGTATGAGGAACCGGCCGTCTGGCTCGCCGAGACCGTCGCCTCCATCGCGCGGGCATGTGACCACCTGATCGCAGTCGACGGACCGTACGCCCTGTTCCCCGGGTCCACCGGCAAACCGGCGTCCGGACCGGAACAGACCGAGACGATCATCCGCACCGCCGCCGGGGCGGGTATGGGTGTCACCGTTCATGTGCCACGCGAACCATGGTGGGGCAACGAGATCGAGAAACGGGATCACATGTTCCGTCTCGGCGAACAAGTCACCGACCCTGGCGACTGGTATCTGATTGTCGACGCCGACGAGATCGTCACCGCTATACCTCCGGATCTGCGGAGTCGGCTCGCCGACACGCCGCATGATGTGGCCGAACTGATGCTGTGGGAACGGGAAGGACAGCAGGCGGTCGCCGAACTCGTCGATGTCGCATCCGATTTCCAGTCGCCGCTCCGCCGCCTGTTCCGAGCCCAACCGGGCCTTCACATCGAACAGACCCACTACACGGTCACCGTCGGAGACAGGGTTCTCTGCGGTAACCGCACCGTCCATCACATCGAAGATGCCGAACCGGTGTGGGATCTCCGTCTGGAACATCGGCGCAGCCATCGGACAAAAGGACGCCTCCGGTTGAAAGCCGAGTACGGGGCGAATAGAGACGAGCTCGGGCTCGAGAAAGCAGAGGCCATCAGATGAGTGACGAACTGGCAGCACAACGCCAAGCCGCCCTGGAGCGGGAACGGCTCGGATATGAGCGTCGTCTTCTCGCCGCCAAGGAGGCCGGGGACGACGAACTGGCCGGCCGTTTGGAGGAGCGTATCGCCGCGGTCGACGACGCTCTCAAACCAAAGGCGAAGAAGGCCCCGGCGAAGAAGAAGACCAGCGGGAGTGACTGATGCCACTGAACGACACGCTCCTCAACATCGGTAACGCGGCGTCGCAGTCGGCGGCGACTCATGCGCAGATCCACACTGCCGAACCCGACGCGGCCGGGTCCAACGAGTCGACTGCGACGAGACTGGCGATCACTTGGGAGACCGCCGCCAACGGTGATTTGGTCATTCTCACCGATCTCGCGTTCACGGGTGGCGCATCGTCTGGTCCGGCAACCCACATCGGGTTCTGGTCGGCGGTGTCGGCCGGCACCTTCTACGGGTGGCTTCCGTTGACGGGGGATCAGACGTTCAACGCGGCCGGCGAGTACACGGTGACCGGTGTCGACATCACCGGGACCGCCTCCTGACCTGTAGCGGGGCCTCCACAGACCACTGCTGTCATCTCGGTCCGTTAGGCGTCTGCCCGTATCTGCGGGACGACGGCCCCGATGCTGGTCGTCGCTGGGTGTGCACGATCAGGGAACGTGCCGGATCGTGGGAGGCGGTCCATCTGGACGCCGCCTATCTGGCTGATGTGCGTCCCTTCTGGGAGACCTTCGCCCCTGATTTGAACTGTGGTGACTGGCCTCCGCCCGGAGTGACGTGTGTGACCTGTGAGGTGACCGGTGGCTGACCTCAACACCCTCAGTCTTGGCACGTTCACCGACGTAGGCAGTACGGCGATTACCGGGGCTGAGCCGGTTCTCCAAGAGATCGCGTCTGCCAGCGACGCAACCAACGTCCACGACACGGCCAACACGACCCACACCGGGGTAGCCCAGTTCACCCTCGAAGACGTCGATGCGGATCTGGGCAACGTTGACACCCTGTTCGTCCGGCTCCGCTACGCGTTGAGTGCCACCGCCGATCTCAACGTCTGGGATTCGCTTACGGCGAGAGTGTTCAAGTCGGATGCGACCACCCCGTTGACTGATTCGGTGGTGGTGGTGTCCACGATCACCACCACAACCCCCACTAACTCGTCGGTCGTCGAGTTCACCGGGGTCGACACCGCGGCCACGAAGGATGATTGGAACGCGGCGGTCATCCAGATCAGCTTTGCCATCACCAAGAACAAGGGTGGCGACGCAGTCGAGGAACGGGTGTTCGCAGCCGAGCTCACCGGCACCTACACGGTGGCGGTGGCCGGGCCTAACACTGGGTCGGCAACCGGGGGTATCGCCTGGGTCGGGTCCGCGGACGGTTCCGCGGGCCATGAGGGAGCGTCTAGCGGATCAGTCTCTTGGGTTGGTGCTGCTGACGGTGTCGCCTCCCATCAAGGGTCCGCATCTGGGTCTGTTTCGTGGGCAGGGTCGGCGACTGGGCAAGCGCCGACCGGTGTCAGCGAAGGCTCCGCGTCGGGGTCGATCATCTGGTCCGGTACCGCCGACGGTGCCACCACACGGGAAGGGGCCGGTTCCGGTGCGATCGCCTGGGTCGGATCCGCCGACGGGGCGGTGGACCATGAAGGCGCCGCCACCGGGACGGTCATCTGGGTGGGCAGCGCAGACGGTTCGGTCGGCCACGAAGGCGCCAGTACCGGGGCAGTGTCCTGGTCGGGTAGCGCCACCGGTGAAGCCCCAACCGTCCAACAGGACGGTACCGCCTCCGGGTCTATCACCTGGGTCGGATCAGCCGACGGGGCTGCAGCCTACGAAGCCTCAGCATCCGGGAACATCACCTGGTCGGGGACAGCCACCGGCGCAGCCTCCCATGAAGGGTCAGTGTCGGGGACGATCGCCTGGGTTGGCGCAGCGACCGGCGTATCCGATCTTTCCCCGTCCGGACTCAGACAAGCGGTGCGAATACGCGTGATACCCCCACCCCGGATCGTACCTGTTGACGTAACAGGGAGGCAGCAGTGAGCTACATCACCAAGGCCACCGGCCCCTACACCCTGACAACCATCTGGTATGTGGACGGGACCGCCACCGACGTCGGAACAGTCACGATCGGCATCACCGACGCCAACGGCGACGAAGTAGTAGCGGCAGGCACCGCCACCGTCAACAACACCGACGGCACCTACACGTACACGCTGGCATCCCAACCAGACGTGAACGTTCTCACCGTCACCTGGACCAGGACAGACACCGGGGCGACCCTCGTCTCCGCGCTGGAAGTGCTCGGCAGTGAACTGTTCATCGAAAACGACGTGCGCACCTACCGCACATCAGGACAGCAAACCCCATTCTCATCTTCCACCGACTATCCGGATGAGACGATCGCCCGCTGGCACATGGTCATCGCCGACATGATGGAACAGCGGACCGGACGGTCATGGATCAGCCGGTACGCCCGGGTCGTTCTCCCAGGCTCGGGCGGCTACCGGCTGAACCTTCGCAACGGGCGACCCCGCATCGCCACCGGAACCCTCACCCGGCCCGGACGGTTCTACGACATCCGCCAGATCCTCTCGGCGACAGTCGGAGGGGTCACAGTAGACACGGCGGACATTGTGGTCGACGGGACCATCCTGCATCGTACCTCAGGCTCCTGGAATACCGCCACTGTCGCCGACCCGCTGAACGTGGTCGTCGAATTCGAATACGGCACCGACCCGTCCCCGTGGGAGGCCAGCGAAAACGCCCTCCGCCTGTTCGCAGCGAACGCCTCACCGTCGGACGTGTCCGCCTACGCCACCTCCTGGAACAACGAGGACGGCACCTTCCGGATCGCTACCTGGCCGGTGAAAGTCGAGGAGTGGCTGCGGAAGAACCGGTGGAAGGCCCCGTTCGCATGAGCGGATGGTCCGCCCCCGACTTCCTCGACCAACTCAAGATCCTCCTCGATGCAAGAACGGGACTGACCGGACTCACCCCCACCGTCAAAGTGTTCACCTACTGGCCGGCGCTCGAAGAGTCGGTCACCGACGCCATCATTCTTGCCTCCGCCGAGGACACCGACGAGCAGACGGTGATGAACCCGGCGTCCAAACCCCGCGACGAGGACGTGACAGTCGACGGGCTCATATGGGTGTCCCGTGCCGGGGCAGGCGAGACGATCGCGCAGGCCGCCCGGGACCGGGCACAACTCATCCTCAACGAAGTGGACGAACAGCTGCGCACCATCCCGCCCGCAGTGGTCCTGTCAAGACAGGCCGGGATCGTGTCACACCGGCTCGACCAAAGACCGTCGGATTCGGCGGGGGCGGCGGTCCGTGTCTGTGTTCTTGACTTCACCATCCGCTATCGCGCCCGCACCACCACCTAGAAGGAGAACTCTATGGGGTCTGTAAACCATCAGCTGATGTACGCCGAGGAGACTGTGGATGTCGGCACCCCGGTGACTGTCACCGAATCCGTCGAGTTCGTGTCCGAGACGCTGCAGCTCGGCATCAACTATCAGGACTCCCGGGGGATCGCAGCCGGCCGCCGATACGGTGGTACCGGCCGCCGGGAAACATCCCGTGGGGCGGGCGGCACCATCACATCCGAAGTCCCCTACATCGGATACGAGAAGTTCTACGAGATGCTCCTCGGTGACGTGGTGACCACCCAACCGGATGTCGGTCTGGCTCCCACCGTGTTCCTCCACACGTTCAGTCCCGGCTCACTTACAGGCAAGTCGATGACCATTCAGAAAGGCATCGAGGATTCGGGTGGGACGGTCCGCCCGTTCACCTACAACGGATGCAAGGTCGTCTCCGCCGACTTCAAGATCGGCGCTGACGAACTCCTCATGGTGGACTGGGAGATCGACGCGTGGAACGAAACCACCGGCACCGCCCTCGCCACCTACACCGCCCCCGCCCCAACCATCTTCGCCTACTCGGAAGGTGGCGTGTACAAGGATGACGTGTTGTTGGCGTCGGTCCGGTCGGTCCCGTCGCTGAAAATCATCAACAACCTACGCACCGAACGAAGGTTCCTGGGCGGATCAGGGATCAAAGCCGAGCAGATCAACCGTCCGCTCGACTCGATCACTGCCGCCCTCGACGTGGAGTTCCAGAATCTCACCGACTTTCACACGCCGTTCACCGCTGACACCGATCTGAAGTTGGAGCTCGAGTTCATCGGGCCGGTCATCGAAGACGTACAAACCTACATCTTCCGGGTGACCGTCAACAACTTCCATTTCACCGGTGACACGCCGACCGTCTCCGACACGGAGCTGGTGTATGTGAACGTGCCGGGTGTCGGCCTGGATCATGCCACGTTGGATGCGGTGACGATCGAACTGCAGAACACGGTCACCTCAGTGTGACCATCCGAGTTGAGGGGCTCCGGGAACTGAATCGTGCGCTCCGTGCTGTCCCTCCGGAGTATCGGAAGGAGCAGAAGGAGATCCACCGGAAGGCCGCCGAACCGGTCGCCCAAGCGGCGAGGCCCCGCGCTCCGCATCTGACCGGCCGGCTCGAACAGTCGATTCGGGCGCTCGGTTCGCAACGTGCCGGGACTGTCGCCGCCGGTGGGGCACGTCTGCCGTATGCACCGCCGATCCATTGGGGGTGGCCCGCCCACAACATCGCCCCCCAACCGTTCCTCGTTGACGCCCTCGCCGCCAAGGAAGAGACAGTGGTGGACATCTATTTCAGAGAGACCGACCGGTTAATCGACCGGGTGTGGAACAGGGAGATCAGATGAAGGTACAGATCGAAGTCGATGGGAAGACCGAGACGGTGGACGTGTCGGTGGATTCGCTCACCCTCCGCCAGTCAGTGGAGGTGCAGCTGGCGGTCGGAAACGAAGAGTGGGATTCGTTCATCAGAACTCAGGTGGCCCGCCCGGTTGTCATCTTGGCGATTGTGATGGCAAAGCTTCGCAGGCTGTACCCGGACCTGGACTTGGATGACGCCGACGCCGAGTTCCTCACCGAAGACATTGAAGAGTTGGACCCTACCGAGACCGGCTAGCCAAATGGCTGCCGGTCTTTTCTCGCGTCTACCGGATGCAACCGTCCGAGTTCTGGGCGCTCACCGGCGCTGACTTCGCCCGCTACCTCGAAGACCTGAAGGAGTACGCCGATGCCGAGACGTAGCTCGATCGTCCGCGTCTCCGTCATCGGGGACGCATCCCAACTCAACCAGGCGTTCGATCAGGCGTCGAAGCAGGCCGAGGCGTTCGGTCAGAAGATGCAGCGGACGGGCCAGTCCCTCACCCGGAACGTCACCCTGCCGCTGGTCGCTGCGTTCGGGTTGGCGTTCAAGGCGTCTGAGGAGCAGGCGAAGGCCGAGGCGAAACTGAACGCCGTTCTCAAGGCGACGGGCGGGATAGCCGGGATCACCGCCGGTCACGTAAAGAGTCTGGCCTCGGAGCTGCAACAGGTCACCACGTTCGGCGATGAAGTCACTATCTCCGCTGCCAACGTGCTCCTCACCTTCAAGAACCTCCGCAACGAGGTCGGTGAGGGCAACGACGTGTTCGACCGGACCACCAGGGCCATGTTGGACATGTCGGTCGCACTCGACCAGGACTTGAAGTCTTCGGCGGTCCAGCTCGGTAAGGCCCTCAACGATCCGATACAGGGTGTGTCGGCGCTTACCAGGGTCGGCGTCACGTTCACCGAGCAGCAGAAGAAGCAGATCAAGACGCTGCAGGAGTCCGGGGACCTGTTGGGCGCCCAGAAGATCATCCTTGCCGAACTCGAATCCCAATTCCAGGGGACCGCGGCGGCGGTAGCGGAGACGGCCGGCGGGCAGATGAAGCAGGCGCTCAACGCGTTGGGTGACGCCGGAGAGCAGGTGGGGGCGGCGATCGCCCCGGTCCTGATCCAAGTGGCTGACGGGGTGAAGGCGGTGGCGGACGGGTTCCAACGGTTGAGCCCGGAAACTCAGGATGTGATCGTCAAGTTCGGCCTGTTCGCTGCTGCGGCTGGCCCGTTGTTGGTGATCCTCGGGAAACTGGCGGCGGCGTACACAGCCATCCGAACTGCGGCGCTCGGTGCGGCCGCCGCTCAGGCTGCGTCTGCCGGGGCGGGTGGCGCGGCCGGGGCTGGTGCTGCGGCCGCGGCTGGCGGCAAGGCTCTGGCCGGTGGCGCCGCTGTTGGGTTGGCGGCTCCTACTGCTGGGCTGGCGGCCCTGTTCATCGGCGCGAAGGTCGCGTCAGACAAGTGGGGCGATGGGCTGGTCGAACTCGACCGGCACATGGACAACACCCGTCGCGGCATGGACGACTTCCGACAGTCCGCTGACGACTTCAAAGATGCGCAGCGGGACGCCACCGACGGGGTAGACGAGGCGACAGAAGTGTTCGGCCGGTACCGCAACACCGTCGAACAGTCGATTTTCATGACCAAGCTTCAAACCCAGGAGCAGGAAGAACTGAATCGGGTGTTCTCCCGGTTCGCCCCGCCCGGTGTGATCCCCGCACCGGACACCACCGAATTCCACCGGCGCATCGCCAAAGCATCGGAGACGATCCGGAACTTCGCGCGGGAACAGCTCGCCCTCACTGACCCGGTACTGGCCCGGGCGTTGGCGGAACAGCGGGCAGCCCAAGCCCAAGAACGGCTGGTCGAAGTGTCCAAGGACAAGGAGGCGACCGACCGGGACCGGGAGGCGGCCGCCATTGATGTGCTTGTCGCCGAATCCGAACTTCAAGCATTGACGAAGGACCTGGCGGACACGATCTCTGGTCCGGTGGTCGATTCGTTGAACGCGATGATCGAACGGACCGGCCTACAGCACGACCTGTTCCGGTTCCTCATTGACGACGTCCGCGAATACGACGAGGCGCTCCGCAAGCTCGGACTGTTCCTCACCAGTGACGGACGACTCATCCCCATCCGCGATGTCGATCGTGAACTGGTGCGGTTCGGAAGGGCAACGGTGGAGTAATGGCCACCTTCACTTTCGGGCCTATCGGCGCAGTCGAATCCGATCATGCGGTCCTCTCCCTCGTTGACCGGTGGCGTATCCGTTCCAGCATGCGCCGGGGTGTCACCGAAACGATCCGCGGGGAAGCCGTCATCGCCAACAAGGCCCAGGCGGAAGCGCTCGCCAACGAAATGGTCGGACTGATCGGCCAGCATGTGGCGGTCACCTTCGATGAGTTCTCGAGCCGGAACAACTTTTACCGGGTACAGGACGTGTCGATCGACGTGTCCGATGAATCCTTCGCTGACGCCACAGCAAACGTCATCCCGTTCGACATCGACCTCGAACTGCTCGGCACCTACTCGTCCGCCGAATTCCAATCGCTGCTTGACCATCAGGTCCATTCGAACGATCACGGGCTGATCGCGGGCGAGTTGAACTGGTGGCATTCCGGTCCGATCGGACGGGTGGCGTACACGCTGCTGGCCGGTTCCGGGTCGCCCGGGGAGATCACCCGGGTCGGCGCCGACGGAACATTGAATGTGGCGATCGGGATTCCGGACACGTCGCCGCAGTTCACGTCGTCACCGGAGAACTTCTACAAGGGCGGCTGCTATGTGAAGGTGAACGGCTTCACCCGTACCGGGGTGGACGTGCCGATGTCGGTGATCGACTTCGAGTTGGGGAACTCACTGGTGAAGGTGACGCCGGGGTTGACGACTGGCGCGTCGAACGGGCAGATCGAAGTCGCCCACTATGACACGTCGGCGTATGCGACGGCGAAGGCGTACACGATCAAATACGCGACGACGACTGCGATCGTGAAGTGGTCGAAGTTTCGTATCATCCGCAACACGCCTGAGTTGTGCATCATCGAATTGGTTGATGATGCGAACGAGGCGGGCGGCAACAAGTACACCCGTCACACGCTGACACTCGGTGTCCGACGGGGCGGACTGCTCGTCTACGGCTTCTACAACTACGACGGTGCGGCCGCCACCTACAGCCTGGATCGTTCCTCTGTCGAAGCGTCCACGGCGATCACACCTACCGGGGCGTCGTCGGTGATGGCGATCCGTGCCACGGCGAATGATGGGGACGGGAACCGGTTCGTGTTGGGTTCGTCGAAGACGACAACCCAGGACACGACCAACGGCGGACTCGACTTCGCTTCGACCACCGAATTCGACTTTTTCATCTCGTCGGAGATTGACGGGTCGTCGGCGCAGACGCAGGATCAGGCCGGCAACCAGTGCCTGCAGTATCTGGCCGTGTCGAACGAGCAGGTCAGGCCGATCCCCCGATGAGCGTCCGCGAGGTCTACGACAATCCGGGCAGCTTCGAAGTCACCCTACGTCCGGACACTCCCCCGGAGATCCTGAAGAACATCGACGAGCTGGATCATCTGTACATCCATGCCCAGGGGATCGGTGATGGTCGGCTCACCCGGTTCACGGATGCGACGCTGAAATCCGAGGCCCGGTATGCGGGGCCGATCATGGAGGTCGAGTTCAACGACCTTCCGTTTGTGATCCGCGGTCACGGGCTGCAATGGCATCTGGGGG